CTGGTTTGTTCCATTTTGGGGTATCAAACTATTTAACTGATTCTAATTAGAAAGGAGACCACATGAGTTATTTACAGAACAGAGGTATTCATGTTGATCGGCACCTCTCTAATATAGCGATCAATTACCGGCCAGGCCCATTTATCGCAGATATGGTTTTTCCAGTCGCCAATGTAGAAAAGCAAAGCAATATCTACGCAGTATGGGATCAAGGAGATCTTTTTCGTATTTATAAAACGGATCGAGCACCTGGTCATGAAGCAAACAAGATTGAAGCGCAAGTTTCGAGCGGGTCTTACTTTTGTAACAATTACGCCTTAAAAGCGGATGTTACAATTGAGGATCGTGCGAATGCTGATGCTATTTTTGTCTCTGCTTTGGAAGCAGGACGTGTTCAACGTGTCATGGACGGCCTGATGCTGGATTGGGAAGACCGTGTTGCAACACAAGTCACGAACACAGCAAATGTTGGGACTTCAGCAAATGTTGGTTCATCCTGGACAGACTGGATTTCGGTCCTTTACACAGTAATGTGTATAGCAAACCCCGTGAACTCAGGGAAACCCCAAACAGGCAAGCTGTGGGCAATCCTGAGCGAAGCCCACAAATTGTGGGAACGTGCAACGACTATCCTTTTTAGGAGTACACTGCAAGCGATTGGCAGTGGAAGCGCGGGGCATCCCTCTGGGATGATGATATAGTCTAGTCTTCATGGAAACATGAAGCAGCCGAAAGGCGGGTTAAATATAGCGAATTTGACTGAATACAAACGATTACCAAGATGAAGTTCTTACATCAACAGTGCTGGGCGCATTAGTAGCAAATACTACGTCTAGCCAGTAAAAAAAAATAAATGGGTAAGCGGGTATTTATACTCGTTTACCTGTTTATGATAAGATTTTACTAATGGAGAAATCATGGGGAAAATAAAGTGATAGCTACTATTAAAGTAAAATTAGTAAACAACTTCCCTTAAAAGGGGAGGTATTAAGCACCCCTAAAAGGGGATAAGTTCGTGTTTCTTTACCCAGTCCAAAGGACGGGGTTTTTCAGGTTTAATTAATGGAGATTTAAAATGAGTGATTGGACTAAAGACCATAATGGCAATTATTATGATCGAGATGAATTTCATGAAGTAGATGTTTTAATTACCTATGATGGTTGTTCAGGTATGAAACAAAAAATGTCACTTGCAAAGTTTAATCGAATTAATGATAGAAACCATCGGGAACGTGGTAGTCATTGGATACAGCGAGTATAAAATATAGAATTAAAAAAGTGGAGATAATCATGTCGCAACGATTAACAGAAGAAGAAATGGACCGGGGCAATGGAAATGGTTATTCAGTAAGTCCATTAGGAACAGGGTTTCGTCAAGTAGGCGATAGACTGGTTGATTTAAGTACAGTATATGTTTCAAATGTAAGAAAAGATATTTGCAAAAGATGTGGAAATAAACTTTTATATAATGTTTATGATGGGGGCAATCCATCATTAGCAAAATCTCCTGGTGGCTGGGCGGATCATTGTCAGGGAATTGAGGATAAATGGTGTGATTAATAAATTATAAAAATTAATGGAGAATAATTAAACATTCATTAAATACTAATCAAATCAGTAGCGAGTAAGTAGAACAGGGATGTTCTCCATGTCCTGCTGACGATGCTTACTCGCTAC